AGAAGTGGAACTAGGGATGTTTGTAGCAACAGATGTTCCTTTTATTGTTGTTCCTATTTTAGTGTTGGAAGTAAAGTATTTTTGATTAAATTCTCCAAATGGTATTACATGATGTTTGCTCTTTGGGTCACTTATTTTAATTGTTGCTCTTTCCAACAACTCCTTCTGACTCACACTCTTCCAATAGAAGAAATTGTCAAACATGGCCACTATCACGGGATGCAGCTTCATGAACTGACCAACATAGATAACTATGCTTCCTATTTTTGTTCTGTCATCAGAAGAAATGGCTGATTCGCATAATAACACTACATCCTCTGTTGTCATGGTCCTAGAAATTATCTGCCTTCTTTCTTCTTCATCCAATCTACCCAGAAGAGTAAATAATATATCAAAATCTAAGAAACTTCTTTTCTTTAGATCTTCAATAGTCCTCACCCTGACATCCTTTTCCCAAGGTAGCAAAGATATGTCAAAGCTCCTTAGGCTCTCCTTCAATGAAGCATGGTCAAGCTCAACCCCTGACTCTAGTTTTCCCTCCATGCTTCTGACAACACTGTCTATCTCTTCATCAAACAACCCTCTTTTGCTCAACATCTGTCTCTCAGCCAAACTAGATTGAATCAAGTCCTTATTGAACATAGTGATGGCTCTGCTACTAATCACAGAGAAGTACCTCTCCCACATAAACTCATGTAAGTCGTCTAATATCGTCCCCACTAGAGAGGAATTATAATGATGTATCCCCTGACCCATGTTGCTTTTGTTTACAAAGAATATAGACTCCTTACTTATGAAAGAATCATCTACCTCCTCACCCAGGAAGAACTTTCTGGCTTCTTTTATGCTTTCAAAAGTGTAATTCATACCAGGTTTCTCCTTGAACTCATTCAGTAGGGTTTCAGGGAAGACAATCTTCTTCTTCCCGAATTTATTCATAACTGCCACCATGTATGGGAATAAATAAGGGGGGCAAAAATTCTTCATAGCACATATGAATATGTTCAC